GCTGGTCTGTTCCTGTGAGCATCTGGAAGACCCAATCGACGGTTGCCCGCCGCAGAGAATTGAGGCTTGGTGAGGGCTTGAGGCCAAGATCTGACGCCACCATGTGGTGGACTGCGACGTGGACCTGTTCATCGCGGCTGATGTCAGCAGCAACGGTTCGGATCCCAACGTCCCCTGCGAACCTGAGGAAGGGCAGGAGGACGAAGAAGACGGAGCGTTCAAGGATGGCGGCCTTCAGGATGGGGTGGTCGGAATGCTGGACCCAGGCGTCACGTATGTTGAATCCTGTGGCCTCATCCTTGAAGGACTCGATTCCATGGGCCTCAACCACAAAGTTCAAGGCTTTGTCGTGGCGCTCCTCATCAGCCATGTTGGATTCTAGGGCAGCCACCACACCTTCAGTGGATGGAAGGTCCCATGTAAGACCTGCCTCAAGAAGATCCCGAACAGGCAGCTCAAGATGCCGTAGAGCCAGGCAGCGATGAAGGGTCTCACGAGTGCCATCTTTGATGACCCCCGCAGAAACCTGAGTGGGTGTCCACTTACGCTTGCGGGTGACGACGGAGACATAGGGGCTGGTCATTGAAGGGGTCGGTATGGGTTTACTCAGCGCAGCTCTGACACGAAGGGTCATCAAGACTGCAGAGGGCCTCGCCAAAGGCGTACCGCTCGAAGAACTCCTCATCGAGAGTTCCTAGGGCGTCATCTTTGGCTTGTGTATCTGGGGCCACCTGAAGGGCATAGTACAGGCTGGTCTGGGGGCTGTCCAGCCAATCCTGCAGGAAGAGTCTGTCGTAAGTGACCACGTCGCTCCAGGAGTTGAAGCTGTAGCCATGGAAGAGGCCTGTACCCTCGAAGAGCTCAACAAAGAGATCAGCCACCGCCTTGTAGCCATCCCAGCCAACCTCGGAGGCGATCTCCACATCGGGCGGATACTCGTAGGCTTGCACCCCGAAGGTGCCGGAGTCCCGATCGATCGAGCGGCTGATGGGGGGAGCGATCTCCTGGGTACAAGCGTAGCCCCGCTTGTCAGTGGACCGATAGGCACATGAAGCGGTGGGGGCGATCGCGAAGGCCCGGTCGAAGCCGGCTGCCTTGGCGATGTCGGCCGCGGCGTGGATGGCCTTGTGTAGGGCATCGATCACCAGGCAATGGGCCTTAGGGGCGGAGAACCGTGCCTCGTAGGCCATGGCCAGCTCCTCATAGGTAAGCCCCTCCTGGGCCAGGAAGTTGGCCAGTCCCAGTACACCCAGGCCGACCTGGCGATCCACCTTGGGACTCAGGTAGACGCCATCGGCATCCACCCCGGTGCGGGGGTGCATCTCCACCAGGGAGGTCATGCCCTCGACGAAGGCCTTCTTCAGAGTGTCGACGGTGCATTGGCCGAGGTTGACATGCTGCAGGAGGCAGGTTCCCCGGTGGGGGAGGTAGACCTCCAGGCAGACATTACCCCAAACTCGTTGACCATCCTGATAGCGGATCTTGTTCAACCAGAGGTCACCAGAGGCAACAGCCTGCAGGACGGCCTGAATGAACTCAGGGGAGGATCGCTTAAGGAAGCTCTGATCCACGTCCAGGCACCGCTTACACCACGGCAACTCACGACGATCAACTGTGATGAACTCGAGGGCATCGGGGTGATCGTAGTCCAGGTGAAGCGTGATGGCACCGTTCTTGAAGGTACCTCCGCGGCGGAGGATTTCGTTGAGGGTGCTGTAGATCTTGGCAAAGGAGACCGGTCCGCTTGCGGTCAGGCCGCGGCCATTGTCGGATCCTTTGGGGCGGAGCTTACTCAAGTGGATTGCGCATCCAGCACCGTTACGGAGGGCATAGGAGACGAACCGCCATGAGGCCTCGATGCCATCTGGGCCCTCCATTGAGTCTTCCACCACGAAGACGGTACATGAGACGGGCAGCCTGCTTTCCGGGTTGTCGATCCAGGACTGCACACGGCCTGTGCGAGAGATGAGCTTGGAGACAGGCTGGGTCATATAAGGTTTTCGGTGACGATGGGGGGTTTAGGTTCATGTCCGCCACACCAGCATTCTGGGGTTAGCTCGATGTCCCAATCAGCAGGAGGGTATCTGTGGCAGTTCTTTCCGCTGTAGAACCGACAAGTTTCGCAGGTTGGCTTGGTCATGGGATTAGATCCTCCAGCTGTGGCTCAAAGTACCCGGGCCCCTTCAGAATCTTACCATCTTCCCGGAGGATTGGCTTGCCGTCGATGTCTAGCTTGCTCATGTTGCTCTCGAAAACCCGGGTGAGGGCAAGGTCCAGGTTCCAGCCTTTGGTCGCGGCGAACTGGTAGCAGGTGAAAACCAGGTCAGCCAGCTCCTTGAGGGTGTGAGCCTCGTCGTCCTCGGCATTGGCCTCGAGAAACTCGGTGAACTCCTCGTCGATCAGTCCCAGCTGGAAGCCGGCGGTATCAGGGGCCGGGGTGGCAACTCCAAAGGCGCTCCTCCAGGTGAGGGCCTCGTGGGTGTGGGTCATGTCAGGGGTGAGGGGCATTCCTGGTGCTCGTTGTGGATGGGCTTAGCTTCCCCAGAGTAGACCGTCGTGGTCACCTCCGGAAGGTTGGGATGGGGTGTATATCCATCGGTGGCCTCGAGGCGCTCCTGGAGGAGGCGCTTATCGGTGATGTGGTGCCGGAGAAGATCGTTGAGTTCCTGGATCTCAGTCTCCAGACTGAAAACCCGCTCCACTTGGGCCTGGTACTGGACCCTTAGTTGGGTGTTTTCTCGATGAGCCTCAGTGAGAGAGTCCTGTAGGCTCAGGATACGCTCAATCACTTCGAAGGCACTAGAGCGGCTCATTCTGCTTGTTCCTTGTTAAGACGGTCCTCGACCAGCTTAGCATAACCGGCAATGTCATGCCATGAGTCAGCGTAATCCTGATCGCCATTGACGACACGGCCTAGTTTATGGAAGATCATCTCGATGGCTTCCTGCTGGTCAGGAGCAAGAAACTTCCCCCTCTGGGAAAGCTCATATTCCAGCACAGCCTTCAGCCGCTGGGTCACCATGGCATGGCCCACGAAGTCCCCATAGCGCTTTCCGCGCTCGGCCAGGGTAGCGTCGATGTCACTTTGAGGGGTGGTCATTGTCGAAGAGCTCACGGTAGGATGGGTTGCGCTGGATGGAGCGAAGCTCTCGGTCTCGAAGTCTCCGTCCGAGCCAGTCGTTTCGAAATGAGCGTCGGGACAGGGCGAGACCGAACCCAAGCCGGATTCGTAGGCCGAAGCCGCGAAGAGAGAGAGCTGCCAGGGACAGCCGGAGTTGGATGTACTCAGGGACATTGGGATCTTGGAAGAGGATGATGATCAGGGCAGCCGTGCCCCAGGCTGAGACTACGAGGGGGTCCATAGGATGGGGGTGCGGGCTTTCCAATCATACTCCCCCGGACGGAGGATGCGGGCAAGGCGGGCATTTTGTAAAGCGTCTGCTTCCGTGAGCCCAGCTTTGACGAAGGTGTTAACCACAGCCTCCCACCAGAGCGCCCGTGGGGTCTTGTCGAGGAGGGCTTTGGCCTTGACCGTCCCCACTCCAGGGCAGCCCTTGTAGCCATCTACAGCGTCACCAGTGAGGATCTGCTGGAAGAAGAAGTAATCACACTCCTCGAGGGTCGGCGTAGTCTCCTCGGAGCCGTTCCATTGGCGACACTGGATCTGGCGAAGGTCCTTGTCAGCAGAGATCAAAACGACGTTGAGCTCGGTCTGGTGGCAGCGCATGCCCAGGAGGTCGTCGGCTTCGAGGCCTTCCTCCAGCTGAGCAGGATATGCACTGCAGGCCCACTTGACCAGGCGGTAGAAGCCTAGGGGCTTGCGCTTCAGGCGGTGCCCCTTGTACTCGGGGTCAACAGTCTTGCGGAAGTTGTCACGTCCGGTGAAGAAGAGCTCAACGTCCGGACACTGGAAGTGCTGCTTCCAGAGGTTCAGGGTGTCGACGAAGCGGCGTTGGGCCTGCCGAAAGTCGGAGGCCACCATGTGCCAGTCGCCGTGCTCCACCTCCACCTCGGAGGATTGGCAGGCAGTGTAGGCGGGGGTATCCGCGTCGATTAGGAGGATGTCAGGTCGTTTGATCATATCAGTGGCACGAGGCCCAGTTGGGACCGTGCTTGGCCTCGGAGGCCAGGGGCACGTTGAGTTTGAAAGATTCGCCGACCGTAACGATCGACTCAGTGAGAATCCGCTCGACGGTGTCCACCTCCACGGGAGAAACGGCCACCTGGATTTCATCGTGGATGAAGCCGAGAGGAGTATAGTCGATGCCGAGTCGCAGCTCGCCATCAATGTTCCGGTAGCTCTCCACCACCCAGTTCTTACAGACGATGGCGCCTGCGGACTGGAGAAGATAGTTGAGGGCAGCATGCTGCTTGCCCTGGAGGTGGAGAATCCGACCGTCGAGGGCCTTGAGGGTGTCGTTCTTGGAGCGAGCCTTGACGGACTCCAGGAGGGGCCCGAGGCCGGGAATGGCCTGCACGAATGCCACACGCACCTTCTTGCCCAGGGAGGCCGCGGCCTTCCCCTTCAGGAGGGGGTTGACGGTGCGGCCAAGCTTCTCATCGCCTGCCCCATAAAGGAAGGCGTAAGTGATCGTCTTGACGGCCTTCCGGGTGATCTCGATGCCCAGGGCCTGGGTGGTGGCGTCAGCGTTGATCTGGTGGATGTCCCCGTTGACGACGATGTCGGCGAACCGGCCAGAGTCGAAGAACGCGAGGTAGTGTCCAAGCATCCGAAGCTCCAGACCCGAAGCATCAGCCCCCACTTCCACGAAACCGTCGCCAGGGCCGAAGAGAGCACGACAGCGAGGGTCAGAGGATACCTGACCAAGATTAGGGGAACGATGAGCATTGCGTCCGGTGTTGGTGGCAAGGGAACAGGAGTGGTGGATGCGTCCTTCCCGGGTGACTTGCTTGAGCCAGGAGTTTTTCCCCTCGCTCAGCTGGCCGAGCCCCTTCTGAAGCTCAAGCATGCGAGCGAAGGTTTTGGCCTCAGGGGTGTCGATGGCCAAGAGAACCGACGCGTCGATCTTGGGCTTGCCGGTGTCGGTGAACTCCTCCGGCTCCCAGCCTCGCCAGGTCTGGAAGACCCAGGCAATGTGATCACGGCTGGTGGGGTTGAAGTCCTGCAGCTTGGTTAAGGGTGCCCCCTGGATGTACCCCATGGTGGAGTTGTTCCGCTTGGGAGTCATCTGCTTGCCCGCCACATAAGGGAAGGCATAACGCAACTCAAAAGCCAGCTGTTCTGACTCGCTTCTGAGCACGCTTTCGAGCTGCTCCCCAGCCTTCACATCGAAGGGCCAGCCGCAGCGTTCCTGGATGGCCATGACCCGGGCACAATCGTGCTCCATTTTCACGGCCCGTGTAAATTGCTCGGCCCTGCCTTTTAGGCGGTCCCACAGAAGGCTTGTGACCTCCACGTCGCGGACGCAGTAGTCCTGCATCTCCTGGGACCAGGTGGTCCAGTCGGCATGATCCTTGTAGTCACCCTTGTGATAGTTGAGACGCCATCCCCAGGACTCCAGGCTGTGCCGGCCATAGAGTTTGAGCGGCATACCCTTCTGTCGAACCCTGTAGTCCAATCCCAGGATATGAGGGAAGAACAGACGAGACAGGATCAGGGTGTCGCAGAGATCGATCTCCTTGGCATCGAACCAGGGATAGAGCTCGTGGATCACCTCGATGTCGTAATTGATGATGTTGTGGCCAACCAGGAGGTCAGCCTCGGCCAGGTACTTTATCCCCGTCACGATGGATTCGTGGGTCCCCTGGTCATTATAGACATGGACCTCGTGGGTGTCCAGGTCGCGGGTCACGAGGCAGTGGATTGTATCGAACCCCTGCCGCATGAAGCCGTTGGTCTCAAGGTCGAAGGCGAGCCTCATCGGAACCTCTCAGGGAGGGCCGGAAGGGTCTGGTGATCCCAGGACTCGGAGCCATCATACTCCTGGCGATCGGCCCAGGACCCGTCGGCAAACCAGATGGTACCGAAGAGTTCCTGAGTGCCGAAGCCGGAGTCGTAGTCGAAGTCCATGAG